CCGGGCCGATGACCCAGGTCTTGGCCGGGAAGTGCGGGTCGACGACCATCGGCAGCCCGGCCGGGTTCCCGGACGAGCTCGTCAGCGACAGCGACGGGTAGACCGGGGCCCCCGAGGTCGCCGACACGAGCCCACCAGCCGCGGCCCACATGTCGACGGACATGAACTGAGCCGTCGGGAACTGCCCGGTGCGGCCGAGCCCGGCCGCGGCCCCCTCGAACAGTGCTTTCTGGATTCCCGCGGCGTCCGGGGTGGCGACGGTGACTGAGTTGGCCGGTACGAGCGACGCGAGGAACTGCGCGCACGCGTCGGCGCACGTCTCGTCGGCGTACACCGCGGCGAAGTCGTCGAACAGAATGTTCATGATCGCCGGAGAGGTCCACTTGATGTCCTGCCGGGACACGTTGACGTGCCCGGCGTAGGTCGACGCGGTGACCGGGAGGTTCCCGATGATCATCTTCTGCGAGTCGGTGAGCGTCTTCTCCGCGGCCTGCTTCCCGACGGCGACGTGCTGCGTGATGTGGGGCCGGTCGAACTTCCCGGTCGGCAGCGGCCGGCGGGTGATCGCGTTGATGAACGGCCGGGTCGAGTCGAACAGGTTGATGACCGGGCCGAGGATCGGGACCGGGATCAGACCCGGGTTGTCCGTCGTCAACTGGTGCTGCGTCGCCCGGTTGATCTCCTCGAACGCGCGGGCGATCCGCTCGCCGGCGTCCTTGTCCCGCAACGCGGTCGCCCGGTGCACGTCGACGGCCCAGTGCCCCGCGGACGGGTACTCCCGCGCGATGTCGTACTCGGGCGCCGCCGGTGTCCCGGTGCGCGTCGTCGTCGGGCCGGCCGGCACCCGCGAGCGCAGCGCTGAAACCTTCTCCTCGCGCTTCTCCCGGTCGGCGTAGTACTCGATCGCCTTCTGCAGCTCGTCGCGGCGCGTGTCGGAACGCTCGATGAGCTTCTGCTCCTCGGCGTCGACCTCGCGGCCGGCGTCGGCCGCCCGCTCGAGGATCTCGGTGTTGCTCGCGGTGATCTCGTCGAACTCGGCCTGCAGACGATCCAGGTACGTGCCCATGGTGAGCCCCTTTCGGCCCAGACGTGACTAGCGGTCTGGCCGGGTGGCTGGTCTCCGGTGACCCAGGGTGGCGGCTCGGTGGCCGGGTGGCTGGTGACTACCGCGCCAGGGTGGCGGCTCTGTCGGGAGCGTATTTCCTCAGCCACGCGTCGCGCAACGGGGCCGCCTGCACCCGGATCGTCTCGTGATCGCGGGTCACGAGGACGCCAGCGCCGGCGTACTGCGGCGAGCGGGTCGCCGCGATGTGGTTGAGCCCGCACAGTTCCCGCTGCCGGATCACCCGGCCGCCGTCGGCGACCTCACGGGTCCGATAGACCCGGGCGCCGACCGACCAGCCCCGCAGTTCACCCGCGCGCGCCTCGTCGGCCAGCGGGTGTTCCCGGTTCAACCGCACCTCGCCGAAGCAGCCGTCGAGCTCGTCGACCAGGCGCTGGCAGCGGCCGAGGAACCTGTCGCCGTCGTCGCCCTCGTGCCCGACGTAGAGGTTGACCCATCGGCCGCCCTTCATCGCGTCGCGTGAGAACGCGCCCGGGATGAACCGCTCGAGGTAGCGCGACCCGTCCCGGTCGACGACGTCCTGGACGATCCCGTACGGGACGATCCGGCCGTACACCGTCCACCCGTCGCCGATCGGCTCGAGCGCGCCGTCGGGTATCGCCCGTTCGATCAACAGTTCCGACATGACGTTGCCCTTCCTACTGGATCACTTGCGGGGTGAGCTCGGCCGGCGCGGGCGCCGGCGCCGGGCCGGGTGTCGGCGACGGCGGCCGGCCGATCGCCGCGCGCGCCTCGTCGACGGACAGGATCCCGGCGGACACGTAGGTCGACAACACCGTCGAGGTCGTCGACTGGTCCGAGCGCAACCGGCCGGCGTAGTCCCAGCCGACCGACACGCCGCGCGGCATCAGCTCGTCGGTGAACACGGCCGACGTCGGCTGCGCCCATCGGTCGACGGTGTCACGGACGAACGCGATGTCCGCGTCCTCGACGTTCTGGTACGTCATCGACGGGCCGGGGAGGCCGAGCAGCCACGCCGGCACCCCGACGATCATCGCCGACTCCTCGGCGTTCCACTGCCGCGACTGCACCAGCTGCGCCTTGTCCGCGTCCGAGACGAGCGGCGTGAGAATGTAGCCGGTCGGCAGGACGACCGGCTCGCGGGTCGACGTGAGCAGCCGCCACTTCGACTTGAGCTCGTCGCCCTGCTCCTGCGTGAGCTGGGTCGGTGACTGCAGCACGGCCGGCGGGAGCGCGCCGCCGGCGAAGTACTGCCCGGCGTGCGACTCGGCCGCGACGGCGCCGGCCAGCGCGTCGCCGTACTGCGCCAGGACGCCGCGGCCCAGGACCTCACCGGACCGGTTGCCCGCCGAGATGTGCAGGACCTCGGACGGGTCGAGGGTGACGCCGGCGACGGTGAACGTGAACGCGCCCGGGTTGTTCGGGTCCCACAACAGCCAGATCTCATCGGCCGGGACCGGCACCAGCCAGCCCGGCCGGCCGGTGCGGTAGTCCAGGTCGCCGAGCAACGCGAGATGGTTGCCGTACAGGATCAGGTCCTCGGTGGTCGCCCACTTGTAGTGCCAGCAGGTCTGGATCGGGTCCGGCTTGACCAGGACCGCGGGCTGGTCCGGGATCCGCGTGTCGACGCCGAGCTCGGGATCCCAGCGCATCGCCCACCAGTTCAGCCCGGCGATCGCCGACGCGACGATCGCGACCGACCGGCCGAAGGCGGGCAGCCCGAGCGCGTCGGACTCGGACGCGGGTGGCAGCTCGCCGACCGGCGGAGTCCAGTCGGTCAGCATCACGCCGAGGTCGCCGCGGCGCATCAGCCGCGACCGGCCACGCCCGGCCAGGCTCGAGGACACGCCCGGCCCCTGCGCGCCGAGCAGCCGTTGCCGCGACTTGCGGCCGGTCGCGGTGTTCTTGTTCGGCATGGTCACGGCAGTCCCCTGTCAGACGATCCAGAACGGTTGGTCGGCCGGCGCCCGGACGACCTCGGCCGCGGCCCACGACACGCAGCGGACCAGGTCCGAGCGCGGCGACCGCGGCGACACCAGAAGCCCGCCGCCGCGAGACTCGATGACCCGGCACGATCCGGCCTGCACCGCGAGGTCGGTGCCGGCGTCGTGCACGAGCCGGCCGCCGAGCAGCTCACGCAGCGACGTCAACGCGCCGGTCGTCTCGGCCGCGCCGACCTTGCCGACCTCGACGCCTAGCACGGACAGCGCCGGGTCGTCGACAATCGACGCGCCCGCGAGCAGCCGGGACAGCGGGTGGGACTCGAGCAGGTAGCCGGCCCACGCGCCCGCCTCGGCGCGGGTCGCGAACAGCGCCCCCCACACCATGACCCGACCGTCGGGCAGGATCCCGGCCGCACCGGCCGCGGCGCCGCGCCCGTAGTTGTCCTCGACGGCGACGACCAGCCCGGTCGACGGTGGCACCGCATGCAGATCGGCCGCCGCCGCCCACCGCGCCGGATCGGTCAACGGCTCGTCACGGGTCGAGGCGACCAGCCGGCGGCCCGGCCACTGGTTCAGGTACTGCGCACGGAACGACTCGACCGGGTCGTCCTCATCCGGGTCCAGCGACACCCCGGTGCGGACCCGCGCCAGCTTCGACTCGAGCAGCCGCTCCCGGCCCCTGGTCCAGTGCGGCGACGCCGCCCGCCACGCGCCCCGGTCGTCGAGCTCGGAGCCGCGCGGCGCCGACCACTCCATCAGCAGCGACGACCCCGGCGCGTGCAGCGCGGCCAGCGACGCCGCCCGCCGCAACGGATACAGCGACGTCGCCCGTCGGTGCGCCGTCGACGCGAGCAGCAGCTGCGCCGAGCTGCGTTCGGTCATCGTCGGCTCGAGCCCGTCGTCGACGATCTCCGGCGCCACCCCCCACGCCTCGTCGACCACACCGAGGGACGCCGAGTAGCCGTACACGCCGCCTCGGGAGCGGACCAGCCACCGCGACCCGTCCGGCGCCGCAAGTTCCTCCTTGCCGTTCGACTCACGGACCACGTAGCCGGCCGCCCGCCGGTCCTTGGCCCAGTCCCGCGCCGGCGCCTGCACCTCGCGTGCGACCGGCAGATCCCGCGCCGTGTGCAGCACAAGTTGCGGCTCACCGAACCGGGCCGCCTGGTGCATCCGCCACGTCGCCGACGCGCGGACCTTCGTCGACTTGCCGACTTGCCGGGCCGTCGAGAGCAGTTCCTCGAGCCACACGAGCTCGCCGTCCTGGTCGTGCTCGAGCGAGCGGGTCAACGCCAGGACCTGCCACCAACGCAGCGTCAAACCGGCCTCGACCTGCAGCCA